GTTATAAACTCTAAAAATTTACTCATATATTTTTACAAAGTATGAACTCTGGTTAGTGTTGGATGCGCCATATAGAAAAACATCAGTTGAAAATGAATTTAATTTTGTTATATCACTCATCATTATATCAATCATCTTCATACACATATATTTTGAAATAATAAATGATTCCGTTTCTTTTGCTCTAGCTTTTGCCATCTTTTTAAAATCTATTTCTGATACCATTTCTCCCATATCAGATTTATTATAAGTTATATAATTTGCATTTTTAAATAATTTCTTATACATTCCGTAAAACTCTGTATAAAAAGCAGGCGTATTAACTTTGTTTACAAGTTCTGATTCCGAATCTCTAAACATACCTTTATCATAATTATTTTTCAAATAGATGTTCACATTACCACCTCCAACTTTACCACCAGCAGCAGTTGAACCTGAAATTTCACCTTGCCATGATGGTTTACTTGCACTACCACTTGTTGCACGAAATTGAACTCTACCATCACCAATATACAAGTAACAATCTATTGACGAGAAAAATGGAAGTTGTCCTTTTGTAATTCTTTCTGGACTTACAGTAAAACCATTAAATGCATATGTTCCTTTTTTTGTACCAGGAACATTATACTCACTTGCTTTAACATTTCTTTCAATTTTCTTTAATGATACACCCAATAATTCTCTACTAGCTGAGGTACCTTTACCCGCTAAAACATAAATTTCTTTATTAAGTGCAGACCAACTATCGGATGGTAATTTAGGTAATGAATGTTCTTCTTTACCATATGTTGTCATCCAAATGTCACCTGGATTCCATTTGTCATCACCAAATGAACCTGGTGCTTGCGGCGTCTTACTTGCTTTATCTGCTGCTAAACATTCTTTTTTATATTCAAATATTTTTTTATGAAACTCCGAATCTCTATGAAAATATACTGTTTTTCCTGATTTCATCTTATAGTTTGCATAAAGATAATTTGCAACTTTAACATAAGATTGCACCCATTCAGGAGGACTTTCATTTAACACATCATCTAATGTAGTTTTACCAGTATCAACATATTTAGCAGCTGTCACTAAATCTTCATGTGTTAAATCTTCCCACTTAATTGCTTTTTTCTTAACATTAAAAACTAATGATGCAACATAACATTGACCACTTTCTGTAAGAGCAGTTAAATCAGAACCACCCCTACTACCTCCACCACCACCAAATTCTTTACTTTTTTTAATGTCTGATATTTTATATGTTTTACTATCAGAACCAGTTAATCTAATAGCACTAAATGCCGTTTTATCACCAATTTTAAGAGATTCAATTTGTCGAATTGCATTGGCGTTTTTGGCTTTAGGAAACATCATAACAGTTTCTTTATTTCCACTAAGATATACTTCTAATCCTTTATTTGAATTGATAGCATCTAATAGAATTTTTCTTCTATCAGGTCTTTTTGCATTTGGAAGTTTGAAAAACTCATCAGCCGTCAATTTTGACATTAAATACTCCTATTAGTTTATTGGAGTATTTATCCTACCACAATTATCGAATTATGTCAAGCACTTTATCACCAGTCCAAACTTCTTGTTCGGTTCTGATACGATTATCAGCCTTTAACGTATCAAATCGATTGATAGCCTTCTTACGCCACCACTCTGTGATGTTGGCCAGATTATGTTTCTCATAGTTTTCACCTGGAATTAACTTATCAGTCTTTCCATTTACAAAATCAACCATGTTTTTAAACCCATAGTCTGAAATAAAGTACCGTTTCTGCTCGTTTAAGTTCTTGGCATTGTCAATGGTCTGTGCAAACTTAGTAGCCTCTGGTGTGCCCTTCAGGCCAATCTTAATCATAGACACTATAGCATTAGAGATTTTCAATTTACGGCTAGATGCATCAGGTGGTGCTAAGTCTTTACCTGTGATATTCTCAATGTATTCTTTGAGGTCACTATAAGTTTTACCATGCAACATTGGTAAGAAATCACTATCAGTTAAACCTTTGAAACGAATCAGAGGTTTCATACCATCATACTGTGATACTGCCTTTGAAGAACCATACAAACTGGTTGTTTCAAACAAGCAGGTGGTCATCTTATACTTTTCATCCAACATTCTACGCACTTCATGTGTAGTACAAATGGCTGCAAGTAATTTACCACCAAGATAATTGAAACCAAATGGTTGTGCAGGTACAATCACAAAACCCATGGCGGCACATTGATTAAACAATTGAGCACCACCTTCATGTTGTGTGAATACTTGACCAAGCATTTCATTACGAGGTTTACAATTGATAACAGGAGAACCAAGACGAATAAAACCAACCCACTTCTGTGACTTCTTTTCAAATACAGCCAAGCGCAAACAACGGCCAGGAATACTGGTCATGTTTGAATGGCTAGAAATCATATTGAGATAAATGTCCCATCTATCTTGTGGCAACTCAATGATTTCAAATTCCATATCAGCGGGTGACATGGTAAAATCAGAGAACAAATCTTCTTCTGGTCCCATGCCAGGCAAAGTAAATGGTCTTTCTGCCATTGAGTTTAGTTTTTGTTCACGCATGTATTCATCAATACGACCAAACTTATCAAAGTAGTTTGAGAATACATCAGCGCAATGTACGGCTTGTTCTTTAGTTAACATTATACTTTAAGTCCACCAAAGTTCTTATTGAATTTCTTTTCACGATTACCAAATGTATTAAGTGGCACATCATTCTTTACCTGACCAGAATCGGTGATATCGGCCTGTGCTGAAGGCTCTGCATCATACAATCGCATTTTACCACGGTCAACACCAACAACAAATCGTTTGTTATTATTGGGATCAGAGTACCGATTCTTCAGTTGTTTCACCATGATTTGGTTTAGTTGTTGCAGTTCTTCAGTTGTAATCAAAGCAAACATAAAGTCAGCAGTTGCAGGCAGACCAAACGATTCAGAAGTATCTTCCAAACCAACATCAGAGTTACTGAAACCACTACGAGTTGTTTGTGTAGCAGAAACAATTGGCACATTGTGTTCAACAGCCAAACCACGGAGTTCTTCAGCAATAGACTTGATGTATGTGTATGAGTTAACAGAACCACCAGCCTTGATACGAGCAGATGCACAGATGTTTAGATAATCAATAAAGATAATATCAGGTACAAAGTTCTTCTTCAAGTGTAATTCACTCAACAAGGCTCTGAAGTGTAGAGAAGAAGCACTAGCAGTTGGATATTCTTTGATAATCAATTTGCCATGTGCCTTGTTCTGTAAGACTTTAAACTTGCGTTCATAATCTTCCTTAGTCATTGTTTGCAATTCATTCAAATCAATATTTAGCAAATTGGCATCGATACGTTCAGCAATTCTTTCTTCAGCCATTTCTAAGGTAATATACAATACATTTTGACCTTGAGACAAACAGGCACCAGCAACGTGACACATGAACAAGGACTTACCAACACCAGTGCCAGCAAGTGCAATGTTTAATGTCTTAGTTGGCAGACCACCCTTAGTAATCTTATTGAAGATATCAAGGTCGAATTTGACACGGGATTCAACCTTGTGATAGAAGTCAAAACGAGATTCATAATCGGACATATAATCATGGCCAATGTGTTGGTCAAATGAAACACCAAGTGCATCACTCAACAGTTTTGGAATCTCACCTTTTGGTTTGATACCATTTTTGTCATCAAGTATTGATACTGATTCCATAATGGCATTGTAAATGGCCTTGTCTTGGCAAAACTTCTCAGTCTGCTCAACAAGCCATTTACTTTCGACTTTTTCTTCCCGTGAAACATGCATCTCATTGAGCAGTTCAATAGAATCACGGACTTCAACCTCAGTTAGAGATTTACTTTCGGTGAAGTTAATCACCAAAGATTCGTGTGTGGGAAGATTCTTGTATTTGTTTACAAACTCAAAGATTTCTTTGAAGACAACCTTTTCAGTATTGTCACCAAAGTAATCGGCTCGCATGAAAGGCAATACTTTGCGTGTGAAGTCCTCATTGTAAATCAGGTTCTTCAGGATCGTTTGTTCTAATCGTTTCATTATATCGGTTGTTAATAATTAACTCGGTGAGTATGTCACCTATCATTGTATGAAATTCCTCATCTTTTTGCAAGGCCTCCATGTCGTGTTCGCCTGCATGGACGATAGTATAACCGAATTCCAACACTGGCAATCCTGTATCATGTTTGACCCTTGCACCAGTATAATGGTAAAGGACGCCTTTAAAATCACCAGCAAGAATACCTATGCCAGTGATATCAGAATTTTTAAAGTCAACAAATTTAAAATCTTTATCTTCTTCAAGCTTCTTCATCTTCGGTTTCCAAAACTGGATCTTTTCCCATAATGCTGCCATAAGTGATTTCATATTTCTTCCTTACAAAAGTTTTAAACGAATCTGTAGAAAGAATATCATTCCAAAATTCAGCCGTTTGAGTATCATTGTATCGTTTCTTATCACCAATCTCACCAGTATCTTGATTTACCTTGGCATACCAACCATTGGTAGGTTTAACCACATGGCCGGATTCAAGAGCAATGTCAAGTAGACCAGACCACTTATTAATGCCACCATTAAAAGATACATTAACGGGTATTTTAGATTTTTCTTTAACATAACGGGATTTTTCTACGTTGATAATAAAATTGTAACCGACAATCTCGGTGCCTTCTTTTTCTTGCTGGCGACCAAGGATAAAAATGTTATCAGCTGAGTAATACGAACCTGTACCACCGCCAACAATATCTTTAGGGAACATACCAATTTCTTTGTATGTGTGATTCACAACAACCATTGGAATATCTTTGAGGTTCAAGTGTGGTGTTACCATACGGAACAAACTCTTAACTTGTTTAGCACGGCTCATATCGGCAACAGACTTACCTTCAAGTGCATCTTCAACTTCTTTCTTTGAGGCCAAATTACCGATTGAGTCAATGATAATCATCACTCGGTCACCACGGTCAATACCTTCAAGTTGTTTCATAATATCAAACTTCAATTGTTCAATATCAGTTAGAGGAGTATGAATAACTCTCTCTGCATCAATACCAAAAGTATCAAAGTATGATTGCGGAGTACCAAACTCAGAATCATAAAACAACAGTACAGATTCAGAATACTTGTCCATGTAGGACTTAGCCATTAACAAACTGAAAGCAGTCTTAAAGTGTTTTGATGGACCTGCCCACATCGTAAGACCTGGCGTCAAACCACCATCTAAATTACCAGATAATGCCACGTTGACCATTGGCACACCGGTTGTAATCATGTCCTTTGCATTAAAGAACTTTGAATTGGCAAGAATCGCACTATCTTTAATAGTCGAATTCTTTTTGATTTTGTCTAATAGACTCATAATATTTCCTTAGTTAAAAAAACTTTCGAGAGAATTTCTTTTCTCTGTAGACCAACCAATCTGGTCTAAAATCACTTTGATTGGCTCAAGAAATGCCTTCTCAAATTGTAAATCATAATCAATATACTCTTGCAGACCAAACTCAGGTGGTAATCTATTTGGATATGAAATGACCATATCTTTCATAGGGTTTGGTTGTTTCAGATAGGAGAATTTAATCTTCTCGCCTTCTTGAATCAATGGGTACTTCTTATCTAGTTTCAATTGTTTGAGTTTGGCATTATACAGAATAGCACCTTTCACATGAATCGGTGTTCCCTTTTTATATAGAGTAGCTGCATCAGAATATTCCTTCAAACCATTCATTCCACGGGGAAATGATACTTCTTCAGGCGGCATTGCCTTGAATGCTTTTCTAAACTCATCAATAAAGGTATGAATGTCATCTTCTGTACCATTAATCATCAGCTTAATAGACTGTCTCATCTTCTCACGGATTGCCGATGGTGTGGAAGATTTAACCATTTCTAAACCCATAACTTTCATCTGAGGTTCTTTGTACTGCACACCTTCATTGTTATACACGTTTAGAATATAACGCTTCTTGGCAGTCCAGATTCCCTTGTTAGAAAGACCTTCACGCTTCATTTGCATTTTTTGGTCATACGCATGGACATACGTAGCAAGTTCTTGATAGCTTTTGTCAATAAAAGGTTGAATCTTATCTTCACAGACTTTGTCCATGAAGGCGATAACTTTATTAACATCTGTCGTGTCTTTATACATTTTATCAACAAGTGGACCAAGTTTGAGATATATCGAGTCCGTGTCTGAGGCGATAACATAATCATCATTTGTTTTCAATAGACCATTCATATATTCGTTAATTTTATGTTCAATCCAACGAATAGATAATTGACCAGCAGTAGTAACACCCAAGGCCATACGCAAATCATAGAATCTAAAATACTGAGAACCAAGGGCACCGTAAGCACTATTGAGAGAAACTTTTTTTGCTAATTGCAAGTTATCATAACGAGCAATCTTATTCTTTAATTCTTTTCTTTTGAATGAATCAGTTTCAACTTCATAATCTTTCTTCGCCTGAATCATCATCTGTTTAAACTTAGAACGGTCAATGTACATTTCTTCCAACATCTTAGGCAGAAAGCCTTGTTTGTCAGTACGGAAGAATTGACCATTTGGTGTAATGGTTGCACCTTCAAGTTTATCTAAGTTAACTTCTTTAGTTAGAAGTTTATCTACAGACACCGTATTCATAATGATGTTACGCATTTCATCCGTGTAATCGGTTGGTTGAACCAATGTCTCAGGTGAAATATTATATTGCATCATCAAGTGAGGATACAAACTGTTCAAGTCAAACGATGCAACCCATGGATGCATACCTGTTTGAGGGTCTTTAACATAGGCGCCTTCAAATGCTTCTGATTTATTCTTAACAATTTTTGGTGGCACAACAATGTTTTTGTCCAACAAATAGTTATAGATTAGAGCATCCCACATTCTAGTCTGTGCAAAGATATCTTCGTAGTTGGTCTTTGTATCATAGGCCAAAGTCAGACCAAGTTCAATCAACTTCAACTTGTTCTCAAGTTTTAAAATCAAGTCAACGTCTTTAATGTTGTACTCAATAAACTTTTGGTAATTCAAACGATACAACTGGTACAAGTTTTCAAACTCATCATAAGAAATCTTACCTTCACCAAGTTCTACTTGAGCAATGTTATCAAGGCGATATGACTCTTGTGATTTACCACCTGGCGCATACCATCTGTATAATTCAATGTAATCAAGTGTGGAAATGCCAACAAACTCATATGC